AGATAAAGAACTAATAGGACAAGAAGATACTGACTTTCTCACACTAACATATAAAGATAACAATAGTCTTCCTAATTCAATAGTAAAAGAAATAGAGAAAGCTAAAGTAAAAGCTAAGACATCTACTTACTGGGCTAATTGGTGGAAAGTATATGGACTAGGAGAGATAGGTAGCTTAGAGGGTGTATGTATTCCTGATTGGAAATATATTGATAGTATTCCTTATGAAGCTAGGTTATTATGTGGAGGATTAGATTTTGGATATAGCATAGACCCTAGTACGATTATATTATTATACAAATGGAACAATGCTTACATATATGATGAGATACTATATCAAAAAGGAATGCTCAATAGAGATATAAGTAGATTTCTAAAAGACAATAGTATAACTACTCATCTATGGGCAGACTCAGCAGAACCTAAGAGTATTAGTGAGATCAGAGCTTATGGTCATAAAATATCAGGAGTAACTAAAGGTAGAGATTCAGTAGTCTATGGTATCAACCTAATAAATCAAAATGAAATTTATGTAACCTCCAGGTCTAAGAATCTAATCAAAGAACTGCAAGGATATATATGGGCTAAAGATAAAGAAGGTAATAACATACAGAAACCTACAGGAACTCATCCTGACTGTATTGATGCAGCTAGATATTGTTTAATGATGCAGTTAGAGAATCCTAATAGAGGTAGATATACTATTCAGTAGATAAAGCGAATTTATTGTTCGTATTACAATTCTATGTTTGTGTTATAATAAGCCATAAGGCACATAACTAAAAAAATAGAAACTTTCGAAACATTAATCCAAAATTACACAGAACAAGGAAAAGCTGATTTAATAGATTTTATTATGTCAGACAAAGAAGCATTATCACATTTAAAATTATTGTTAACAGAAACTGATAATGATTTATTAGAATTAAGATATAACTGGTTTGCTAATTATATTGAATATGAAAACGACTTAAATGGAAATCAAGATGAAATACTTTTTTATAATCTTAAAAGGTTTTTACTTGAATTTGTTGAAGCTAAGAAGTTATTAGATAAAAACTTAGATTAAATTAAATGCGAGATAGAGCAGTTGGTCAGCTCGTTAGGCTCATAACCTAAAGGTCGGAGGTTCGAATCCTCCTCTCGCAACTAAAAATATTTATTAAAAATTGTTAATAATATAAATAATTGTTATATATTAGCTACATAATTGCAACGAAGCAGTTATAAAAACAAAACAAAATGAAACAATTTATTAAAGAAACCGAAAGAGAAAGTAAAGAATGGAATGAACCTTTATTTATTCAATTTAGAACAAAAAGAGATGACATAGGTCACATTACAAAACGTTTTCCAAGTTGGAATAATCAAGGCGAATGGTCTATAGAATTTAATTGTAAATGTGTACACATATCCAAGACTTTAGATTCAGCAGTTAAGAAACTTGAAAACTTAGGTATAAGACAATCAGATTTATTTTTTTAAGTTAGATATGAATAAGCAAAACAAAAAACTAATAAAGACATTATTAAAGCTCCACAACAAAAAAGAAATATCTGCTAAGACTTGTGCAGACACAATCTTTAGAATAATAAAGAATCAATGAAAGAGATATATGTAAAAAAGATAACTGCAAGTGCTTTAGAAATGCCTATAGAAAAAAGAAAGCTACTAATAATAGAATTAACCAAATCACTACTAAAGAAATAATTATGTATAAGAAATTCCTAAAACAAGACCCTAATAATTGGAAATGGCTAATAGCTATTCACGTTGTTATATATTCAATAGTATTAATTTTAATGATAGATTTATAAATATTTTAGTGATGTTTGTTTTGTTGAGAAAGGGGTAGCATAGATGTTGCCCTTTTTTTTTATGTATATGTCAAAAATAGTTTAGAAATTTCGATATATATATATGAAAGTAGAAATAAATGTGCCTGATGATTTAAAAGAAATCAAGCTGCACCAATATCAAAAGTTCCTAAAGCTCCAAGAAAAGAGTGTAGATGAGAAGTTCTTAGCTTCTAAGATGATAGAGATATTCTGTGGTTTAAAGCTAACAGAAGCTCTTAAAATGAAAGTAGCTGATGTATATGCTATTACAGGAATACTTGGAGATATGTTTAATCAGAAACCTAAACTGGTTAAAAAGTTTAAAATGAATGGTGTAGAATATGGATTCATACCTGACTTAGATCAGATGAGTTTAGGAGAATACATTGACCTGGACACTTACTTAGGAGATTGGGAAAATATACATAGAGCTATGAATGTTCTATACAGACCTATCAATAATAAATATTCCGAAAAATATAACATAAAAGAATACGATATAGACCATCCTGAGAAGATGCAAAATATGCCAATGGATGCAGTATTAAGTTCTGTGCTTTTTTTTTATCATTTAGGAATCGACTTGTCGAAAGCTATGATGAATTATTTGGAGGACAAACAGGAAACGAATTTAGTGCAATATCTCAATTCGGAAGCAAATGGGGGTGGTATCAATCAATTTACGGACTCGCTCAAGGGGATATTAGACGATTTGAAAATATCACTAAGTTAAAGATGCACGAGTGTTTTATGATGCTATCATTTATGAAGGACAAAGCAGAAGCAGAAGCTAAACAATTTAAAAGTAAAATAAAATGAGTCAAGGAATAAGAGGTTTTTATCAATTAACAGAAACAATTAAAACACAGCTATTATCTGATGAGAATGTAAATATTGTAACTACTGGAGATATAACTGAAATAGATTTATCTAAACAAACTATATTTCCTCTAAGTCACATTATGGTTAATAGTGTTACTACACAAGAACAGGTACTAGCATTTAATATAACTGTTATGGCTATGGATATTGTAGATGTGGAGAAAGAAGCTACAACAGATTTATTTAGAGGTAATAATAATGAACACGATATACTAAACACTCAACTAGCAGTTTTAAATAAACTTGTTATGGTTCTTAGAAAAGGTGACTTATATACAACTAAATACCAATTAGAAGGTGACCCTTCTTGTGAACCTTTCTTTGATAGATTTGAGAATCAGTTAGCAGGGTGGGCTTGTACTATGGACATATTAATTGCAAATGATATTACTATATGCAGCTAAAACAAACTAAAGACATATTAAACAAATTTGCTAAGTATGTGATACAACAATCTCGTACCAACCTAAGTAAGGGTAAAAAGAATAGTTCTAAATCTCTTTACAATAGTTTAGACTTTAAATATAAAGCAGTTAATGGAGGAACAGGTATTCAGTTCTTAATGGATGAATATGGTATTTATCAAGACAAAGGGGTAAGAGGTGCTAATGCATATTATGCAGACAGAGCAACTTCACAGAGTCCATATAGTTTCAAAACTTCTTCTAAAATACCTCCAGTTAAAACTTTAGCTGATTGGGCAAAAAGAAAAAACATAAGATTAAGAGATGAAAAGGGTAGGTACTCAAAAGGTAATTACAATACAATAGGTTTTCTAATAGCAAGAAGTATTAAAGACAAAGGTATAAGAGCAAGTTTATTTTTTACAAAACCTTTTGAAAAGGCATATAAAGATTTACCAAAAGATATAGTTAAAGGATTTATAAACGACATAGAAATAACAATAGAATGAGTACAATAATAAATGCAAGAAGTCCATATTATATAAAAGTAGAACCTGCTACAGGTACGCTTAGTTCAGCTTCAATGGAGTTGTTTATATATTCAGGAACTTTTACAACAGACAAACCTGGAACTCCACAATACACTATAAGCAAAGATATTATAGGAAGTAACAATTATGTTATATATGAGATCACAGAGCTTATTAGAGATTATCTAAATACAGAGTATGCTAGTTTTGCTACAGATGGTGTATGGGTAGAAGCAGATATTACATTAACTAAAACATCAGGAAGTGAAACACAGAACTTAGATTATCTTTCTTTTGATGGTTATGGATATTTTGAAGATGGAGTAAATCCAAGAACTTTAATAGACCCAGTAAACACTTTAGTAGATTCAACAACTACAGGTACGACTACAGCTTATAAACTAATAGATAGTACACAAACATTCTTAACAAGTGTAGGGATAGGAGATACTGTTCACAATGATACAGATACTACACAAACAACAATAGCAGCTATAGATAGTGATACACAACTTACTTTAAAGAATGATATAATGACTACAGGAGAGGATTATAGAATCATAGGCACTCCTAACTATACTCCACAATATCTGCAATCAAATACTAAGATATATTTCAAACAAGGTACTGATATAGTATTTCCTGTATTTGCAGAAGCTGCACCATTAATAGAATTTATAAGTGATGGAGGAGCTAATGTATTTTGGGAACAAGTAGAAGATTTTTGGAACTTATATGATGTTAGTTGGGGAAATATTTTAAATGATATACAAGTAAGTGATTCTACAGACTCTACACAAAAGATAGTTTATATTAGAGTAACTCCTACAGACTTTTTAATTACAGGAGATACAATTATTATAACAAGTTCAGTAGGTACTTCACAAGTAACAACACTCACACTAGAAGCAGTATGTGAACCTAAGTATCAGGAACTACAAGTTATATTCTACAACAAGTTTGGAGCATTACAGATTATGCCTTTCTATAAAAAATCAGTAGATAGTATAAACACAAATTCAGATAGTTATAAAAGAAACTTAATGGACTTTGCTACTGACCCTACATACAATACAGAGAAACATCAAATAAGACAGTTTCACGTTACAGGTAAAGAAGCAATAACAATGAATACTGGTTTTATACAAGAGAGTTTTAACGAGGTTATAAGACAAATGATGCTAAGTGAACAGGTGTGGGTAGATAATGGCACAGAGGTTCTCCCAATCACTTTAAACACTTCTAGTTTACAATTTAAGAAATCAGTAAATGACAAGCTCATAAATTACACAGTAGACTTTGAGTATGCGTTTAATAAAATAAATGACATTAGATAATGCAGAATATTCAATTATATATTGAGGGGAATAGAATGGATATGTTTAAGGATGAGTCAGTATCTCTAACTCAAACTATTCAGAATGTAAAAGACATAGCTAAAGTATTTACAAACTTTACTAAGACATTCTCATTACCTGCATCTAAAGGAAATAACAAGGTATTTGAACATTACTACAATTTTGATATAGTAGATGGATTTGATGCAAGAGTCAAAAAAGATTCTACTATTGAATTAAACTATCTACCTTTTGAAAAAGGAAAGATTAAGTTAGAGGGTGTAGATATGAAGAATAACAAACCTTATGCTTATAGAATTACATTCTTTGGAAGTATAGTAGATTTAAAAGATGTTCTTGGAGATGATACACTACAAGCATTAGGGTGGTTAGATAACTTTAAAAAACCTTATAGTTCTGCAGGTATATATACAGGTCTAGTAAGTGGTTATGACATAACAGTAGATTCTGTTTCATATACTAAGGCTATGATAACTCCTTTAATATCACATACTACTAGATTATTCTATGATAGTACAAATCATACTGCAGAATATCCAGAAGCAGATGGTGGTAATTTATTTGCACACGGTTCTGGTCAAGGACATCATCACGGTGTATATTATGGTGAGCTTAAATATGCTATTAGATTACATTTAATAATAAAAGCAATAGAGGAGCAATATCCTGAAATAGAATTTACTACAGATTTCTTTAATACAAGTAATAACGCTTATTATGGTTTGTATATGTGGCTACACAGAAAGAAAGGAGATGTTAATGACCCTAATCAAGTTTTACAATTTGAAGAATATATAGACTTTGGCTTAGATTCGACTATGACAAATGTAATATCAGTTGGAGAAGAAATAACAGTAACTGGACATACTACTGGAAATAAACTATCTACTACATTAACTATAAGACCTAATTCTGCAGAGACAAGCAGATATGAAGTAGAGGTAACTAGAGATGGCTCTACATTTGCTACAGGAAGTGCTGAGAACTCAGACTTACAATTAAATATGAATTTACCAAATGGAACATATAAAGTTCTATTAAAAGTAACAGAAGAATTTGTATTTGGAGAAACAGGTGTAGAGAATGCAGTTGATTGGGAGTTTTCAGATTTATTAGTTCCTGAATCACATACATTTGATGTTACACAGTTTACTGTTCCTGCTGAGTTTGAGTTTTTACCTACTAAGCAAATACCTACAATGAAAGTAATAGACTTTCTAACAGGTGTATTTAAGATGTTTAACTTAACTGCTTTTGTCCAGGATGATGGTAAGATCAAGATACAAACATTAGACAGTTTTTATAGTGGAGGTACGAGTTTTGATATAAGTGAATTTGTAGATATAGATTCAAGTCAAGTAGATATAGCTCTACCATATAGAGAGATACAATTCCAATATAAAGGACTAGGAACTAAGTTAGCATTACAACACGAACAACTAAGTAATTCTGGTATAGGATGGGGAACATTAGAGTATAATGCAAATAGTGGAGAAAACTTAGATGGAGGTATATATACTGTTGAAGCTCCTTTTGAACATATGAAGTTTGAAAGACTTAGAGATGGTAATTCAACAACAACAACTACAATACAAGTAGGATGGTGTGTAGATGATAATGATGACCCTTACATAGGAGAACCTATTTTATTTTATCCTGTATATCAACAGAATCAAGATGAGATTAGATTTCTAACAGGAGAAGATTCAGGACAGACTGATACAAATGATTATTATATTCCAAGTAATAGTTTTGCTTTATCAACTAGTACAAGTGCAATCAACATAAACTTTAATGCAGAGTTAAATGAATATGAACCAGATGAAGATTTTACTGATACTCTATTTGATGATTATTATACAACTTACATAACAGATGTGTTTAATATCAAAAGAAGATTGTCTAAGTATAAAGCATTCCTTCCATTAAAGATATTAAGGAATTACACATTAGCAGACAGGTTTGTAGTAAACAACAGAAGCTATAAGATAAATAGTATAAACACTAATCTTGGAACAGGAGAAAGTGAAATAGAATTATTAAACGAAGTATGATACAAAACATTTTAGAATTACTCCAAATAGTAAAAGGAGAAACTGAAAACATAAGAATAGCTCAAGGTAAGTATAAACTTCCTGAAACATTTAGTGAAACATTTAAACAAATAAAAACAGAAATAAAATGGCTCAAAAAGTAGTAATAGATATTGATGTAAAAAGTGCAGATGCTGAAAAGCAAGTAGAGAATCTTAATAAAGACCTAAAGGAAACTAAACAAGATTTATCTGCTATTGATGATGCAGGAGATAAAATGACAGGTGGTCTTGTATCTGGTTTTAAGAATGGTATAAAATCAGTTAAGAAGTTTGCAAAAGGATTAATGACTGTAAATGGTTTATTAAAAGCTAGTTTATTTGGAGCTATAGCGTTGGCTATTGGTGCAGTAGCTACAGCATTAACTAATTCAGAAGAAGGTCAGAATAAATTTGCTAAATGGCTAAATCAAATTACAGTAGTTATAGGAAACGTAACAGATATTCTTGGAAACTTTGGTAATGCTATTTTATCTTTTGTAACAGGTAATTTCGATGAAGCTGCAGAATCTATAGCTAAAGTAACAGAAGGTATTAAAAACTTTGGAGAAGAAACTCGTAAAGAGATAGCTATAGCAGGAGAGTTATCTGATATGAGAGCTAAAGCTGATAAAGCAGAAAGAGATTTACAAGTACAAAGAGCTAAAGCAGACAGAACAAGAGCAGACTTATTAGAGAAAGCAGTAAATAAAGAAAAGTTTACTGTAGAAGAAAGAATAGGTTTTTTAGAAGAAGCAGGAAGAATAGAAGAAGAAATAACAAATAAAGAAATAGCTGCATCAAGATTAAGATTAGAAGCAAAACAATTAGAAAACTCATTATCTGCATCTACTAAAGAAGATTTAGATGAGGAAGCAAGATTAAAAGCAGAACTTATACAATTAGAAACTGCTAAACTTACAAAACAAAAAGAAGTAACATCTCAAACTATAGCATTAAAGGCAGAAGAAGCTGCAGCTCTTAAAGCTATTGAAGATGAACAAAGACGTGTAAAAGAGGAACAAGCTAAAATAGATGAGCAACTTATACTAGATGGTTTTAAAAAAGCTGCAGAAGCTAAAAAGAAACAAGATGAAGAAGATGTAAAAGCAGCTAAGTTAAAAGAAGAAAGAGATGCAAGAGTCTTAGCTATGGACATTGATATTGAGAATAGGAGAACTGCTGCAAAGAAAGCATCTGTTGATGCTGCTATATCTCTATTTGGAGCAGAGACTGCTGCAGGTAAAGCTGCACTTATAGCTAAACAAGTTATGGCTGCACAAGAGATGATACAAGAAGCAAGAAAGACACTAACCTTTTCTAGTTTAGTAGCTGCAAGATCAAGTGCTGCAGTAGCAGAAGGTACAGCTCAAACTGCTAAAGTTGGTTTTCCACAAAACATTCCAATGTTAATTGCTTATGCATTACAAGCAGTAGGTATAGTACAATCTATAAGTCAGGCAGTAGGTCAAAGTAAATCTGTAGCATCTTCACTAGGTGGTGGAGGAGGAGGTGGTTCAATACAAACTCCACAAGTTCCAACAGCATCAGCTCCTGCATTTAATGTAGTAGGTACATCAGGTTCTAATCAATTAGCAGGTGCAATAGCATCACAACAACAACAACCTTTAAAAGCATTTGTAGTAAGTAATGATGTAACAACTGCTCAAGAGTTAGATAGAAATATTGTCACAGGTGCAACTATAGGATAAAATACAAAATATTAATTTAAAAACGATATATAAATATGAAAATAGTAGAACTTATTTTAGATGAAAATGAGGAGCTAAATGGAATTGAAGCAATAAGCATTGTAGAGAATCCTGCAATAGAAGAAGACTTTGTTGCTTTAAAAAGTGATGAAATAAAATTAGCAGAAGTAAATCAAGAAAAGAGAATCTTAATGGGAGCTTTACTAATCCCTAACAAACCTATATACAGAAGGAGTGGAGAGGATGAATATTATATATACTTCTCCAAAGATACGGTTTTAAAAGCGTCCCAAATGTATTTAATGAAAGGCAATCAAAACAATTCAACCTTAGAGCATCAATATTCTCTAAATGGTTTGTCTTTAGTAGAAAGTTGGATAGTAGAAGATGATGTTCACGATAAATCCAGGAAATATAATATGGAAGTTCCTGTAGGCACTTGGATGGGTACTGTAAAAGTAAACAATGAAGATGTATGGAATGATTATGTAAAGACAGGTAAGGTTAAAGGATTTTCAATAGAAGGCTACTTTGTGGATAAAATGGAAAGACCTAAAGACGCTACTATAAACGACTTAGCTCAAATAGAGGAAGAAGAAGCTAAAGAATTGTTATCTACTATTAGAGGTATTATTAAAGGAGACAAAAGAACTAAGAGTGGAAAGAAGATGATAATGGAATCTTATACAGATTATCCTGATGCAGTCAAGAATAATGCCAAGAAGGGTTTAGACTTAAACAAAAAAGTAAACAATAAGTGTGCAACACAAGTTGGTAAGATCAGAGCAACTCAACTTGCACAAGGTAAACCAATAAGCAAAGAAACCATAAAGCGTATGTATTCTTATTTGTCAAGAGCAGAGGAATACTTTGACCCAAGTGATAATACTAAATGTGGAACTATAAGTTTCTACTTGTGGGGAGGTTTAGCAGCAAAGAGATGGAGTGAGTCTAAGTTAAAAGAATTAGAATTAGCTTCTATGAAGATAAATGATGACTATGCTATAATAGATGATAGACTTGCATACTCCACAAAAGAGAAAGCTATAGAAGTAGCTAAAGACTTAGGGTGTGAGAAATATCACGAACACGAATATGAAGGTAAGATATGGTTTATGCCTTGTGAACAACACGAGCTTAAAAAGCCTTGTCAAGCAGGATATGAGCAATATGGAATGAAAAGAAAGAATGGAAAATTAGTACCTAATTGCATACCAATCAAATAATATGAATGATACTACACATAATGCAAGTCCACAAGGTGGAAACAGAGCTTGTCTTTGTTGGGATAAAGAAACCTATAGTATAGACTGTTGTGATGGTACATTACACGCACAAGGTATTGGAAGTATAAATAGAAACTCTTAAAAATGCAAAATAATTAAATTAACTCGATATATTAATATGAAACCTATGGAAATGTTAAATCAAATCAAAAGTGTCTTGGGTGTAGAATTATCTACAGAAGAAATAGTAGAACTTGCTCAAGCTAAATTAGAAAATGGTACTGTTTTAGAAGCAGAATCATTTGAGTCAGGAAAAGAAGTATTCATCTTAACTGATGATGAAAAAGTAGCTTTACCTATTGGAGAATATCAAATGGAAGATGGTAAAATTTTAGTAATAGCAGAAGATGGTATTATTTCAGAAATCAAAGAAGGTGGAGAAGAAGAAGTTGTGGAAGAAGAAGAAGTAGAGCAAGTAGAAGAAGAACTAAATGAAGAAGACAAATACGCAACTAAACAAGAACTTCAAGAAATCAAATCTATGGTAGAAGAAATCAAAGAATTGATGAAAGAAGGTAAGAAAGAAGAAATGCACAAGGAAGAAGAATTAATGTCACAAAAATTGACAGAACTAGCTTGTCAAGAAGATGAAGTATTAAAAGAAGAATTATCTAAACCTGCTTCTGAACCTATTAAGCATTCTCCTGAAGCAAAAGAAGAATTAAATAAAGTTGTTTACTCTCAAAAGAGAAACCTAACAACAAAAGATATAGTATATAGTAAAATAGCAAATTTCAAATAAAAATTAAATTAAATTAAATTATGGCAACTACAGTTTCAATTACAAGTACATATGCAGGTGAGTTTTCAGGGAAGTATATTTCTGCTGCTCTATTAAGTTCTCCTACATTAGAAAAAGGTAACATCGAAATTAAACCTAACGTAAAGTTTAAAGATGTAATCAAAAAAGTAGCAACTGATTCTAACGTTATTAAAGATGCTTCTTGTGACTTTACTGACACAGCAAGTGTTACTTTAACAGAAAGAATCTTACAACCAGAGCAATTTCAAGTAAACCTTGAGCTTTGTAAGCAAGACTTTATTTCAGATTGGGAAGCAATTTCTATGGGATATAGTTCTTTAAATGACCAATTACCTCCAAAGTTTTCTGATTTCTTAATCGGACACGTTGCAGGATTGGTAGCAGAAAAGAATGAGCAAAACATCTGGGGTGGTGTAAATGGTAACGCAGGAGAGTTTGATGGAATCACAGTTTTAGCAGCAGCAGACGCAGACGTTAACGATGCAGCTAACGGTGGTGAAACTGCTTTTAGTTCAACTAACATCATCAGTTTATTAGAAAACGTAGTAGATTCACTTCCATCAGGAGTATATGGAAAAGAAGATTTAAAAATCTACGTTCCAACAATCGCTTGGCAATCATACATCAGACAATTAGGAGGATATGCTGCTAATGGTGTTGGTGGTTCAGGTGTTGACGCAAGAGGTGGTTTATGGTACAATCAAGGTAATGCACTTTCTTTCGATGGAATTGAAGTTGTATTAGCTCCAGGTATGCCAACTAACCACATCGTAGCAGGACAAAAATCTAACATTTACTTTGGTACAGGTCTATTATCTGACCACAATGAAGTTAAGTTATTAGATATGTCTGATCTTGATGGTTCTCAAAACGTAAGAGTAGTAATGAGATTCTCAGCAGGTGTACAATATGGAATAGGAAGTGACCTATCTTTATTGACATTAGCTTAATAAATTGTTTAACATAGAGGGGTAGGTAGGGTATATGCCTGCTTACCCTTTCTTATAAAAATTATAATAATATGGCTTGTACATTAACAACAGGAAGAAACATACCTTGTAAATCTTCAGTAGGTGGACTTAAAACAGTTTACTTTGCAGATTATGGTCTTACTGTTACTGACAATTCAACAGATGCCGAAAAAGTAGATATAGGAGGAACTCCTGACTTTTTCCAATACAACCTTAAAGGTAGTTCATCTATGGATACAGCAGTAAACAGTTCAAGAGAAAACGGTACTACTTTCTTTGAAACAACTTTAAATATTTCATTACAATTATTAGATAGTAAAACACAAGAAGAATTAAAGATTATAGCTTTAGGACGTCCACAAATCGTAATAGAGGACTATAATGGTAATTTCTTTTTAATGGGTAGAGAACACGGATGTGAAGTATCTGGTGGTTCATTCACAAGTGGAGCAGCTATGGGAGATGCATCTTCATTCTCTTTATCATTAATTGCTCAAGAAGTATCAGCTCCTGCATTCCTTGCAGATTCAACTGATGTAACTGACAATGTGAATGCAGCTAAGATTTCACCTGCTACTCCTAATAATGGATAATAAATTATTAAGTTAGAAAATTAAGGGGACTATATGTCCTCTTTTTTTTTGCATTTAACACAAAATATAGTTTTTTTTTCGATATATAAGTATGAAGAAACTTACTACAAGTGCATCTGCTCAAACTATAAAGATTATACCTAGAAGTTATGTTACTTCTTCTACTACTTTAAAAGTAAGAGATGATTCACAAAATGAAGAATTTAGTTTTACAGTAACTCCATCAGTTGATGGTAATTATCTAAGTATTTCTAATGAATATACATCTTCAGGAAATTCTATATTGAAAGAGGGTAGAACATATAACATAGAGTTATTAGATACATCTTCTAATATAATATATAAAGACAAAGTATTTTGTACTGACCAAACTATAGATCAATCAAGTAATGACTATTATTCAATAAATAATGGTGAATATACTTTTGACTCAACAGCAGGTTCTCACGATAACGATTACATAATAATATGAACGATTTAAGAATAGTAAATTTAAGCACTTACACAAGTCCTAAAATAAAAGAAGTTAGCAATAGAGAATGGATTTCTTATGGAGAGGACAACAACTACTTTCAGTATCTAATAGACAGATATAATGGAAGTCCAACTAACAATGCCATAATAAACGCTGTATCTTCAATGATATATGGTAAAGGATTAGATGCTACTAATTCCAATAAAAAACCAGATCAATATGCACAAATGATTTCATTATTTGATAATGATAGTGTAAGAAGATTAGCATACGACTTAAAGTTAATGGGACAATGTGCAATACAGGTAATTTATTCTAAAGACAGAACTAAGATAGCTCAAATAGAGCATATGCCTGTAGAAACACTAAGAGCAGAGAAGTGTAATGAGAAAGGAGATATAGAAGCATATTACTATTGGAAAGACTGGGGTAAGATTAGACCTTCAGACAAACCTTTAAGAATACCTGCATTTGGTACAAGCAAAGAAGCTATAGAAATACTTTACGTTAAACCATACAGATCAGGATATTATTATTAT